TCACACTTAATTCCGTCTACAGTCGTATTACGCCACGCGCAGTAATCGATGAAAGCAGTCTCGACAGAATTGAAGTCTGAGGTTTCTTGGGAACCCGAACCACGTGTATAGCCTGAATTGTATCTGCGGCCTTCGGTCGTGAAGCCGACTAATCCAATTTGGGCGTCCATAGTCTCATTGACCAAGGAATGATGTTGGGGATGAAAGAATCGCAACATCAATATACGTTCGAGGATCCGTGCACGGCGCTTCACGTGTCCGTCGAAGCGTGATCCGTCAGCAAGGACGCAGTGTTTGGCGGACGTAAGGATACTGCACACCCGCTCAGCACACTCTTTAGGCGTCTTTCCGAATGCATACCACTCCTGCTCCACCATCACACCTTCGTGGAAGGCGTACATGATAGTAGCATAGTCTAGCTTTCGGGGCATCTGTGAGATATTACGAGGATCGCTAGGGCTAGTAGCTGCCTCTTTCTTCACGAACGCCTGGATCAACTCCCGAATAAATACACCAGTGACACTCTGGTTATCCAGGATTGACCTTTGAGATGGCCTGTCTTGTCTCTCTCGTACCTCGTCGTGCCCGACGGGGTGTCCGCGATGTTTCACTGGAATTAGAAACTTCGCGAACTCGACCATATAACCGGCCAACGAGGGTGGGATTGGCAATTCAACCTCAGGACTGTCCCTGGAAATGAATGCTTCGACGCGCCCACGGATGCAGCGATCGTCGGTGGCTAAACTTGAAACGTAAGTATAGCACGGACCGATGAGCGGACTGCCAAATGCCTTGAGTGGCACTTTTGCGTCGTAGTCATGCTTGGAAAACGAAATCGGAACCAAGCCCGCCTCCGGAGCGTAAACAACGGGGGGCGAATGTGGCACGCCAGCTCGGACATAGCTGGCTATAATAGCCGCGTGCCCAGGGGGAAGCCTCTCGGTGGGCAACCCCAAAGGACTGGACGGTGCAATGTTGCTGGCGACCATTGCGGGTGTTATCGGCACCTTCGCAGTGATTGCAACAGCATGCACAGCATCCAGCTGAGCAATGGGCAGGGTGACTGCAGTACGCTGTCCAATGACAGCAATACTCCTGCACATTCCTTCCTGCGTGACCACGTCGAGCACAACGTGATTGCCGCACACAGGCTTCAAGCGTTCTAAACGCGCGCCGTCCAAAGCGAACGTCGTTGGAATAACACTCGGCATCTCAAACTTCCCGATCATGCTCAGAAGGATGAGGGTATGGTTATCGTTCAATCGTTTTCGGTCGATATGATACGAAACGATGGTCTTATTGATGATGCCAACGTCCTCGCAGAGGAAAGTGTCTCCTCTGTAGTCCCATACTTGATGAATGTATAAAGCGCCTCCACTCACTCTATACTCCACCGACCCATTTGAAAGGAATCGGTAGGTGTACTCTCCCTCACTCTTGGCGGCGGCGGTTGGTTGGAACGTAGATATCAAGTACGTCCCAGGGTGCCTGGCAAGAAGTGTGGGCATGTCGATGTAGTGATCTACGTCGACTAAAACGGCGGCCTGTTCGAGGCAGTCAAAGTGAAAATCCGCAGCTGGCACTGCGATATCCTTCGCCCAATGATATGAGCGATCACCTTGCCTACCCTTCCTAATATCAGATAATGACATCTGAATGTAGTATGGCTCCAACCCGAGTGCTTGAGCGGCCAGCGCAGCCGTCGCGCTACCCGAGTTACGGTCACGAGCAGAGTTACCGTGAGTGTGATTCGTGTTTAAAGTTTGGCTTGCGACGATCGGCAAATCGACGAAAACCTGGCGCTGTTGGCTAGAGCTGAGGCGACCCTCAGCTAGAGTTTTACTGATCAGTCTAGTGACCAGAGAAGCGCCAATGGGCGACGTGGCTCGCCCGCACACAATGGAGGTAATCCTCTTAAGGAGAAAAGAGACCATGATCAATAGTCCCAATTTTCGCACATTGTATCTCGGTACAGTTCCGAGCTTCGTCCTGATCGCAAACGTGCGGCCAAGGACGACCATAAGGAAAGCAACGACAAGTGAGATAGCTTTGTAGTTGATCCCTTTCCCCTGCGGCTCAGCCTCCAACATATAGTTCGCTGGTTGAGGCTGAGTAGTCGCGGGAACAGTAGCTGCGCTACCAGGATAGAGAGACTTAATAGTCTTCGTGGCGACACTCACGATCTGAATGACTCTATCGGTGGTAAGGCTTTGTACCCACGGCAAAAATGCCATGGCTGCAGCGCGAACGCTGCTCACGGTGGACATTAGCTAGTTGCCCCCCGG